CGTGAAGCGATTGAAGCAGTCATTTGTTTAAAAGGGTAAGTAAAAGTCCAGGGGGGACTGGATGGTTACAGTATATCCCACAACACCCTCCATTGTGGGTATGAGAGACGTTTTTATACACCCCATAGGTCTCGGTTAATGGGTGTTACAAACATTAAAGAACTGTTACATTCCTTAATGTGTTGATGTATTTATCATAACACTGTTGGCAAATGCTGTCAACAGGTCCAATTACCTAAGTGTCATGAGATGAATAAAAAATTTAATCGTATAAAGTTTTTACTAAATACTTGTAGTATTCACTACTTAAGAAAAATGAAAAGACTTCTATTAGCCTTTTCGTTATTCTTCGTTACTCCTGTAAGTGCTGCTGAAATTACATCAAGAATTACTGATTCTATTCAACTTGGTGTTCAGGGTGCTGCGGTACAATCAACTCGAATTGGAGCATCATATTCTGCTTCAGGTACAAATATTCAATCAACCTCATTTGGTGGGGTAAATGGTGCTGGAACTTATGATATCAATACAGCAGGTCAAGCATTCAGTTTCTCAGAAAGCTTTAATGCTGCTGATACACCAGTCACCACTCAGTCAGTCTCTGGTGGAGTTATTGCTTCTCCCAACCTTTATGGGGATAGTGTTACTCAGTTAGCAGGAGACAAAGGTACTCTTGCAGGAACCTTATCGCCTACTGGTGTTCCTACTGTAACTGCTGGTGGTGCTGGAACTACCGCAACTGCACAACGTAGCATTGAGTTGAGCGTATTCAAATGAGACATATCCTAGCAGGTTTATTCCTGCTAGGGTTTTCTTGTCCTGCCCTAGCAGAAAGTGTTGTACCTAATTTTACTAGGGGTACAATAAACGCAACAACTGAATCAACTACAAAAGTTATAGAAACAATCCGCCAAGTTGAATATACAACTGGCACATCTTATACTGTGACTGGAACTAATATCAACATTCCTGGCACTCCTCAACAAGGAGCAAACTACAGTATTATGAATCAAGGTGCTCCATTCCAGTTTAGTGAGACTTATCTCGGACCTGGAGTGGCCAAAGAAACATGGATAGATCGCAGCACAGAAACCCAATCAACTACCACATCAATATCTGTCTTTACACAATAACAGGAATATTGATATTAGCACTTACAGGTTCCACAAAAAGTAAAGCACAACAAGCACCTTCCAATACAAATATTGCAGGACCTTCAGCATCAGCTACTGGTAATGTTACTAACCAGGCAGTTCAAGTATTACAAGGTCCGTATGCAGTCAACACTTATGGTGGAGGAGTGAGTTGTCAAGGAGCAACATTTTCATTATCTCCTTTCGGAATGAGTGGAAATAATAGTAGTGATGATCCAGAATCATTCGCATCACGAAATGGTAACTGGGGAATTTCTGCTGGACTTAATATTCCATTAGATGGAAATTTAATGGACCTATGTAAGAAAAGAGCAGAAACTGAAATTGCTAGACAACAAGCAGAAACTGATAAAGCAAGATTAGATTTTGAACTCGTAAGATTATTAAAATGTGGTGAAGCACATAAGAATGGGATAATGTTCCACCCAGAAAGTCCTTACTATAAAATCTGTGCTGATGTTGTAGTGAAGTATCCAAGAGTTGAGGATGTGGTCAATGGAACCAATACAACTAATTGATAATTCAAATTTAAGACCCATAATCGGAAATAATCCGATTAACATTCCAAACTCAAACACCAATAGAATTGCTGGTCCTTCTGTAATTTCTACTATAGAAAGACCATCAATTCGTGGTGTTGAAACACCAGTAGTGCGTGGGTTAGAAGTACCTATTATAGATGCCCCAAATACTACTATCAAGTATCCAGTTATCAATGTTCCAACTCAAGCAGAGTTTGATGCTGCAGTAAAAGCAGAACGTGAAAAACAACAACAGGAAGAAAAACCAAAAGAGAGGGGATTACCTGATACTACTCCCCCACCTCAACTACCTCAAGTTGCTCAAACCCCCCCTGCTCAAACCCCCATTGCTGAGATACCAGCAGATAAACCAACCACACCAACTTTTAGTGTTTATGGTGTCAATGTTAATCTACCTGACCCTTCTCTTGTTGCTACGGCTGGTGCTGTCGCAGTAGTCACAACTGCTGCAACGATAGCATCAACAACTGTTCTGAATGCTCTGAAGAATGCAGCAGAACCAATGATTAAAGAAGCAACAAAGAATAAATTTAAAATTAAAATCAAACAAGTAAAGCCAGTATTACACTATGTCCTAGCAGAAGGTGGACATGTAGATGTTTTCGAATACTCTGCAGAAGGAACTCGTTTAGTAGAACAAGTATCTAATGTAGAGCAGTACATCAGAGACCAAGTTGAAATCAATGCTCTCTACGAGATTGATAATAAAATTATTATTGACGATATAATCAAAGATAAATTTACAAAAGAAGGCAAAGAAAGATTTAAACCTCTCTTTGCCCCTGCTAAAAAAATTGCTAAGAAATTATCTGCTAAATTCTCAATCTGAAGTAAATTTAGAAATAATCCATACAACAACCATTGCTGGTAATTGAACTAAAACGTTATAAAGAATTTCTAGAAAGATATTATCCTTCTCTTCTTTACGTCTATCCTTTGCTGGTGCCTGAGACATTGTGTAACACCGTAAACAAATCTTTACTATTTAATAAAAAGTATGCAATTGTAAAGATTTTTTAATCATTTTTCGTGTGGGTCTCCTAACAAATTATTTTTTTCTTTTTGTTTCCAATAAAGCAAAATCTTTTTTCTTAGTTCCACCATCATATTCCCACGCATATCCTTCAGCAATCATTTGATTATTAACAGAGACTTCTTCTCCGTTGATAAACAGATGCCCAATGATACGACCATACTTCTCGGTACTATCAGGTAGTTCTGTTTTGATAAGAATGTCTTTGGCACCTTCTAATTTGTGCTTGAGCCATTCCTTAACTTCGAGACCAAGTTTCTTTTCAAAAGCATCAGTCGTTCTGCTCTCTGGGGTATCGATACCAGCAAGACGAATTCGCTTAGTAAGGGAGATATCAAAACCCAAATCAATGTCAGCGTCAATAGTGTCGCCATCTACTACCTTGTGAACTGAGCGTATTCTATAGACGTAAGGATCTTTGTCAGCCATTAGAATGGTAATTTAAACTTCTCAGTATTTAGTTTAGGAATAGGTAATTTTTCAAATGCTTTTGTTACTTGTTTTTCTACCACAGCACCAACAAATTCTTCTGGATTATCTAGAATTTTTTGTGCTTTCTGGTAAGTAACATAAGCACCATAAGCAAGTGCTCCGCTAATCGCTAGACTTGTTGCTGATAGAATGATTGCTATGTTTTTCATCTTTCATCTCCTCAGATGCTAACTTTAATATGTAGTAAATACAATATACAGTAAAAGAAAGTCCACAACTTAATATTACTACAACCCCCCAAGGAAATTCACTCATCAATACTTACCTTCAGTACAATACTCTACTCTTTTATTTGGATAGTATGGATACTTTCCTTCTTGTGGTTTCATAAATCCACATCCAATTAACCAATCCATAGTCATAGGAGTTGGGCGAATTTGATCCCAAAGAGGACCTTTTGCACACATCTCCAACTTTTCAGCAGTTACATTTGATTGCTCTTCTGCCCAGTTAGCATCTGCTTCCCAAGGTACAGCACGACTTTGCATCATAGATTCATAAGTCAGTCTAGTATTTTTCATAATCCAAGCAGGAATTTCACTATCTTGATGAACCTGTGCCATAAATGAAGTATTTAATCCACCACCCATACAATCCTGAACAACGTGCCATCCTTCGTGTCTCATTGTTCCTAGAAACTCTCTTGGATCTTTAAGAAGAGTTTCATTAACAAAGAAACGATTGTAGTTTGGTTTATATAATCCTACTGTTCTTGGTGTAAAGTATCTTTCTTGTGCAACATAAACAGGCACATTTACAGAATCAAGAGCAGTAATAATTCTTTTTAGTTCTTCTCTGAATGGAGTAAAGTCTTCACTTTTTAATAATTCAGAATCAATTGTAAGTTTTTCAATTCCTTCAGTACATTCCAAAAGTATCATACAACCCATTGCGTCCAAACTATAAGGTCTTACTGTAGGTTGTTTGGGTTCAAGTGATGCAGCAATTGCTGGAAATGATAATGTTAGTGATAAACCGATTGCTGTTAGGATTTTTTTCATTCATCCCACCATCCTTCTTCTCTATGAATCCAGACTTTCAAATCTTTTACATACTTTCTCAAGATCTGGGCCTGTTCTTCATGCCAAAAATCACCCGTCTCTATATGGAGACGGGTGTGATTGTCTATTGCTTGGAGTATTTTATGGATTGAAGCATTCCAACATTCCCTTTTAGGGGTGTTCCATTCTCTTGGCATGGGATAACTAGTGAGTGTACTTCATTATAACGTAAGTATTCAAGTTGACATTGACCTGGAGAAATTTCCATATATCCAACTATCATAAAAGCAATTAATTCCATTACTTCTTCTTACCACCATTCTTTGCTTTTTTAGAAGTAGCATTACCTTGGTTCTGCTTGGATTGTTTTCCTCCAGCAGATCCTTTCTTACCTTTGTTTGCTGATTTTGCCATTAGGCTCCTGTGCGTGGTTGAACAAATCCTTCACCATCTTCTACTTTAGTTTCCAATGCTTCAACTCTTGCTTCAAGAGTTTCTGGTGGTGCTTCGGGGGCAGGTGGTTCTGGTGGAGTTTCTACAAACTCCTCTTTTTTTGGTTCTTCTTTTTTCTCGTCTTCATCATCACCACCTTTCTTCATTGTATTGATACCAAAAGTGGCAGCAGATGCGGTAAAAACTGTTGCAATAAATGTGGGGTCCATCTTAGATAGAGTGCCAGCATAGCTTGCAGTGAGAAGAGCAGCAGACCAACCCAAGATACATATACGAATTAATTGTCCCATAGCATTTTCGTTTTTCTTAGTAGTCATTTTCCTTTGTGAATAGGGTTAACCTTTTTTCCAAGATTCACCTTCTGCTTTTCTTCTACGAGCAAGTCCTGCTTCTACATTTGAACCAGGATTTCTGTAGAGATATAAAGCATCTGGAACTAAGTCCCATTCTTTATTCTTCAGTCTCTTAGTGATAGTATTGAAATCACCAGAACCATAAAAACCAGCACCAAGATTATAAGCAAAAGAAAGTAGGGCACCTCTTTTACCATCACTCATTTCACTCCAATGTGGAATTTTACGAAGTGCAGGAAGAAATTCTCTCTTACACTGTTCAATTAAAAGTTCATCTGCTTCTGCTTGAGTGAGAGTATCACCCATATGGAATGCAGATCCATCTTTCTTACGGGTTGAACCCCAACCAATAGTGATTGGAAGCCCACCAGTTAGAGGGTCTGGATAGGCTTTTAAGTGACATCCTTCAAACTCTTTGATTAATTTAAGGCCCATCATAGGCATATCATCACCACCAGTTACAGTAGCGGCAGCAGATGGTGCTGATACTGGTGCCGCATTACCCTTTTTTCCTCTATAAATCTCTGCCCAATCAATGTTATCTTCCAAATATTTAACTGGAAGATTATCTTCTAACCACTGTACTGCCTTTACGTGATTAGGATTTTTTTCGTCGTAAAATTTAAAAAAATTGTGTAAGTCAATCCTTGCCATTTTGCCCTCCGAAATACTTTTGATACAATTGATTTGCTTCTACATGCTTACCATGATTGGTAAGATCTTTAATACGTTGTAAGATCTTTCTTTTAAAATTAATCGAAAATTCTTCCCCACCCATCGTTTCCTCCTGGGCACCAGCGATGCTTTAACATTGCTTTGGTATAAATGGTCTTCTTACCATTTGTTACTGGACCAGTGTAGTTATCATTACATGAACCATATGGATCATTGATATAATAACCTTTACCATCTGGTGTCTTACCAATTACAACACACATATGTCCACCAGTAGGATTAGATAGAGAACCACGGTGGAGAATACCAATAACAACAGGTTTTCCTCCATCAAGGCTCTTATCAATATCAGCAAAAGAAAGATTGTAACTGAAGTGCGACTTAACTCCATAAGCTGCCAGAACCTTTGTCTGCACAGCATGGTCGGTTGTATCACCAATCTCAAATACTTTTTTAACGTATTCGTCATCACCTTTAATAGCTCCTGGCTTAAAGAAAGCAAGGCACATAGCACAAGATGAACTATTACAAGTTCTTTGTGCATCTCTGTAGTTATCTACTTGATTGAAATATGGGACATCAAGTACTGCTGGAGTTGGTGGTTTTGTTCTAAAAATACCAATCCAATCAGTCTCTGCGTCATCTAAAAATTGTGTGGGTAGATTATCTTCTAACCACTGAACCGCTGCTACGTGATTCGAATTACTATCATCATAAAATTTAAAAAAGTTATGAAGATCTAAGGTCATCGTACACTTCTATAAACACTGAAGGTATTTATAAAAAAAGCACCCTTTCGGGTGCTTTGATTATTTTCAAGATGTAACAGTCTCTCGTACCGTTGATTTTACATAATCAAGAACTGCTTCTGGAGTAGTGGCAACATAAGGATCTTCAGTTGCATTATTTCGACGACCAGGTTCTTGTGCAATCCATTCAATATAACCATCGTTGATAACAGCAGCATAACGCCATGAACGGTTACCAAAACCAATATTAGTTTTAGTAACTAACATACCCATATCACGGGTAAAATCTCCATTACCATCAGGGATCAAAGTAACATTTTCAATATTTTGATCCTTTGCCCAAGCATTCATTACAAAAGCGTCATTAACAGAAATGCAGTAAACAGAATCGATGCCAAGACCAATAAAGTCATCGAATTTTTCCTCAAAACCAGGAAGTTGATATGCACTACAAGTAGGTGTAAATGCCCCAGGCAACGAGAATAAAACAACTCTTTTGCCCTCAAAAAGATCTGCAGAAGTGCGTGTTACAAACTCACCTTCTTCTCGAAAAACAAATTTTACTTCAGGAACTTTACTCATATGTTTTACTCAGTTGATTTACAGAATGTGCTAAAAGAACAAAAAAGGTAATTGTGGTGATAGTAAAGATATAATATCCCATCACCAAATTCCAGGAATAATTTGTCCAGTAGTGAAATAGGTTCCGACTGCGATTACGAAACCAAGCATAGCGAGGCGAGCGTTAAGAATTTCTGCCTCAGGTGTCCATCCAAATTTTTTCATCAGAGTACTCCAAAAAATAGTTTATTAGTGAATGTGTAAGAAATAAAACCAGCAATAATTCCAAGCATTGCCCAACGACCATTAGCAAGTTCTGCTCGTTCGTTATGGGTCATCATACCGTATTTAATAGCATCCTCATCAGAGATGTACATTTTTGGTTCACGAGCAAACATATTCATTTGCCCATGCTCATTAGTTGTTACCGTCATTTCGTTTTATTACGAATTGTTACACAATTATATAGCAAAAATAAAGGGGTGTCAAGCACCCCAGTGTATCAGATTTTACTGATTAGATCAGAACTTAAAGGTCGTCTGAACCAGAGCACCGAAGGTATCAAGACCATCGTTGCCAGTAGGATTGCTCAGATAGAACACAGCAGGAGTTACAGCGATGTTATCGGTAACTTGCATCTTGTAGTATGCCTCAAAAGCATAGTTGCCATCTTGAGCATTTACATCGTTCTGCTTGGTAACAAAGGTAGGTTGTCCAACTGCAAAACCAAGAGCATTACCCTTAGCGAGTACATCCTTCCAAACCAGACCAGTATACCAAGACTGAGAAATAGTATCACCACCTTCAGTATAACCAGAGTTATTATAACCCCAACCAGCAGAGATTGAAGGAATGATACCAGAGGTAGAAGGTTGCCAGTAACCAGCAAGAGAGAACGAGTTAGTCTGCCCACCAGTTGCACTATTAGGAAGTGCAGAAGTCAGAGTAGGAGTACCTTGAATACTTACACCATTGTTGGAATAAGTATAGGCACCAGTCAGGTTCCAGTTCTTAGTGGTGTAAGCAAGTTGAGCAGTGGTAGAAGCAGCAGAGTTGCCGTTGAACATACCACCTTCAGCACTATCACCCTTGTCTGCATCGCCAGCAACATAGGCACCACCAAGTGTCCAAGCACCTTTCTTAACCGAAGCACCGAAACCACCACCCAGAACTTTGCTATAGGCACCAGGAGCACCGTTGAACTGGAAGATATTCAGGATCTTATCAGCAGTGTAGACAGAAGGCCACACAGGCAGAATGTCATCCTGACGAACACGAGGACCAGCAGTAATGGTTACATCCTTACCAGCAGGGAACTTGTAGTACAAACGATTAATTGCAACTACATCACCACCATCAGCATTACCAAGATTTTCTTGGAAACCAGCATCAAGTTTGGTGAGAGGAGTAGGAGCAGCACCGAAACCACTGTCATCAAAGTTACCAGCACGAAGTTGAGTACGCAGCAGGTCTTTACCAGTGAAAGAGGTATCCAGGTTCAGTTTCACATCATAGTTGAAGGAAACTGCTTCACGAAGATTATCGTAATCATCTTTACGATCACCACCATAAGACAGACCACCCAGAACCCACTTGGTTTCACCACGAAGTTTGGTGGTGGTGGAGAATTGAGTTGCTTCCAGAGCACTAACTTGTGCTTCCAGTTTATCAACACGACCACGAATTACTGCAAGTTCAGCAGCAAATTCTTTTTGGAGGCGACTGAGTTCATCAGTCACTTCGGTTACACGATCAAGGCAAGCATTCAGAAGTGCTGCTGCCTCATAACGGGTCATTGCCTTACCACCACCATAAGTGCCGTTAGGATAACCTGCTACACAACCATAACGATCTACAAGATTATTAAGTGCTTGATATGCCCAATCGGTAGGTTGCACATCAGAAAGTTGCGAAACACTTGTAACCTGCTCAGAAGAGTATTGATTGACTGCTGCAATATTAAGGTCTGCTGCATTCGCAACAGCAGGAGCAATCATACCAAGAGCAACGGGTGCAAGCATCAGTTGTTTGAGTTTCATAAAAATGTTTTTAATACTAAACGACAATGTAAAGATTTACAACAATGTAAATCTTCGTTATTTAGGAGGTCTTAAGAAAATCTTAAGATTAGGTATATACTACTACCATCCTGGGGTGTTTGTCAACTAAGATTTGGTTAAGGTTGTTGTGAAACTCCAGATGGATTTGTAATCCTACCAAGATATGGATCATAATCCATCAAATCATTGATGTCAAGGTTTGCACCAGCTTGCATCCAGAAATTTGAAATTCCATCATGACTAGATCTATGGAACGCATCCACATGATCTGGGTGAATAGAAGATCCCAATTCAATTTTATAAAGAAGTAAAGGAATAGAAAACGTGTTGCCTGAATTATAAATTAAATCATCTGCTACTGGACGTGGTTTAATTCCATTATCAAGTTTGTATTTGTCACCTCTAACATGATGACGAAGTAATTTTTCAGCATGGTGTCTGGTAATCATATAACATGCTGTAGAAAAATTATTTACAAATCTCCTATGAAGCTTTACATGAATATCACCAGTACAAATAATTGCAAGTTGAACAACATCCCAATCATAGGGAAGTCTTGCAACAAAATCATCCCAACGAAAATTCCAAAATCTCACTAAATCCAATTTACAATCATCTTCCATGATGATTGCATATGGGCTATCAGATGTTTCCATCCAATGTTTAATTGCTTTTAAATGGGAAGTAATACACCCTATTTCACCAGAAGTCATGCTTTCTGGATATCTACCTTTAATGATATCACTTAGATCATCTTCACGCCCATCATATGCAGATATACGCTCATAATTTGTTATATCCCAATATTGAAATTGGGCTTCCATATATTCTTTTCTATCTGGTTGACCGTCTAGATTCAAATAATAAACGGGACCAAAGTTTTTCAGTTTATCCATTGATTTATTTTTATCCATGTTGTTCGATTACTTTCATTATACTAGGAATATAATGTGTTTGTAAAATTTCTTTCCAATCAAATTGTTTTGAATACTCTAAAATTTCTTCTCTATGAGAAATAGAATATTCTCTATTCTTAATAATTTCAGATTCTACAAACTCCAAATCTTCAATCTTATCCTCTGGAATTACAGTGATAAATTCCTTTGTTTGATCAAGATTTGCCTTACCCCACTCACATACAACTACACCCAAACCAGCAGATAGTGCTTCCATACAAACAAGAGGGTGTGCTTCTCCATCAGAAAGAAGAACTAGATTTCCATAGTCTGTTAATTCATTATAGAGAGTTTCTTTTGACCATTCCCCAAGATAATTTTTATTGGTATTAAACCTACTGTCAGCAAGATTACCAGCAAACCATAGACTATTAATAGATTGGAAAAGATGCTGTCTTTTTCTATAATCAATTTTTGCAAGATAGATTGATCTATCAGGATATTCAGGAGTTTCTTTAAAATTAAATTTAGAAGTGTTTACACCATTAGGAGTAATATAAAGATTATTTTCAGGAATATTAAACATTACCTGATAGACTTTCGAAATTCCATCAGATAAACAAAAGATATTTGGTTTAATTCTAGAGAATTCATTGGCAACATTTACATACCCACCAAACATTTGCGGACGTTCAAGATATCCAAAATGACTTGTAATAGCAGATGGGTATTGAATGAAAGGACAAACATCAATAAATTCATCATAATGAACATGGACAAAATCTGGTACAAATGCATTGATACCATTAATAATTTGTCGGTAATCTTTGGTATTGATTATCTGAACTTCATGCCCAAGTTCCTCAAGAGCAAGTTTAGTATCCCAAATAAGTATTTCTACAGCACCCCAACCAGTAGGGGGGATTGGCATAATTCCTGGACCAACTAATGTAATTTTCATTTTACTAACCTCTGGGGATAATCAGTACAAATACCATAGCAATTATATACATTTAAAGAAGAAAAATCCTTATCTTTAATTGATAGTTCTGGCATAACAATTACACTAGATGCAGTATAAGGTTGTCCTGGATAAGTCCAAATATATTTTTTACTAGTTAAAGTAAACTTATCAGTTTCGTGCCAAAAATAATTATATCCACTAGTTTTATTCACAAAATAATAAAGAGCGTCAAGATTTTTACAATGAATCCACAAATGATCCATACGCTGAGCTAACCAATATTGGGTGACAATATATTGTGAATCATCATGTCCCAAATACAATTGACCATCAATAGTATTATATCGAATATCAATTTCCACATCAAAATCCAGATCAATTGCTTTATCAATAATTTCTGGTTGATTTTCAGTTAATGGATTAGGACCATCAATGTTTCCCCTATGTGCAATAATTTTCATAATCAACCTCTAATACATGCAGCATCCATAGAACATGGTGCTAAATCGTTGGCAGAAAATCTCCGTAAGAAAGATCCAAACTTAAATGCTTCTGGAGATGGTTCCCAAATAGCTTCATAAACACTTTCGATATCATCATAAGCATTTTTGGACCAGTTAAGAAATTTTGTTCCAAAAAATTGAATAGTATCTGGAAATCTTGGATGATGACCTGGAAGATAAAATTTATTTGGATCACAATCCTCAAGATTTGGAAAATTTAATAATACAGTATCATACCTAGCAAGAACTACCCAATCATATTTTTCAGTTACTTCTGGACTTTTCCTATAAGTCTCAAAAATATTAGATACTGTTTTAATAGACCAAAGTTGAGACATTACATTACTGTAATTTTTATGGTTCCAATGATCACCATCAGGATGCTTTCCAGTAAATTTTTTATCTACATATTCTTTGGCATTTGGTGGTAGATCAAAATGTCTCGGTTCATCATGAACTAAAATTAATGGTTGATACTTCTCACAAATTAATTCCAATGCATTTGGTGGTATTGGACAGTTATTAATTCTAGACCAAGAAGAATAATCAAATTCTCCACCATCTTCTTTCCACCACGCATGACAAAATACATCAGTATCATATTTGTCAATGATAGATGATTTGTAAACTCTTTCAATTTCTGGATTATCAACAAATCTGGGTTGACCAAAAAATAATAATGCTACTTTCATCAGACTTCTCCTTCATAGTGTTCAAGGAAGTAATTCAAATCTTCTGGAGTTCCAATACCCCACATACCAGATTTGTCAATCTCTTTGATACGGATTTTTTTACCATCACCAATCGCTTCATTAAATACTGGGCAGACATAATATTCATTATTAACACGAATATCTTTAGCAATCATTTGTTCTGCATACTTCACATAGTCAGAACCTTTCTTCCAATAATAGATACCAACAGTGGCATGTTCAGAGATTGGTTTTTTCTCAGCAACTTCCTCAACATAACCTTCTTCACCAAGTTTAGCATAAGACCACTTAGGATGGGTTGCAGGGAAGGTTACGATACCACCATCAACTTCACCATTTTGGAATGCATAAAGAGTTTCATTACTATCCCATTCAACAAACTGATCAGAGTTTGCCATTACAAGGGGTTCATCATTATTGATAAACTCCTTTGCAAGAAGAGTGGTGCAACAAGCACCTTCAGTTAGACCATCAACTTGGACAATATTGCATCCAGGAGCAATCAAAGGAAGTAGATAGTTCAGATTATACTTTTCATAATGTTCTTTTTGAACAATAAAGGTATAGTTTGCTTTGATATTCAGGTTCTCAACAACCACTTGGATCATTGGTTTACCTTTAACTTCAATCAAAGGTTTGGGGAAGGTGTAGCCCTGACTAGCAAATCTGCTACCAGCACCTGCCATAGGAATAAGAACATTCATTGTTTTACTCTCCCATGCCACTTTTTGTTTTGTACCATTCAGAATTTTTTTAATACGATCAATTTTTGCTTGATTAAGATCTTTACGATCTTCTACAGGAACTAAATGTGCCTTACTATCAAGAGCACCTTGACGACCAATATGACTATCTTCGACAATCACAGTATCTGTAGGAAGTGCCCCAAGAGCAGTCATACACTTCCAATACATTGCTGGGAATGGTTTATTGCGAACAACGTCTTCATTAGAGACGTACATATCCACAAATTCCAGAAGTCCAAGACGTAAGAGAATGATCTTTACAGTATTCCGAATACTGTTAGATGCAACAGCAATCTTATACCCAGAATCTACAAGTTGTTGAAAGTATCCCATCAACTCATAATCTTTTGCAACACAATCGTTAAAGATCTTCAGTGTTGCCTCTTGCTTATCTCTCCAAATCTTATCATAAAGGTCTACAGGAAGACCTTTATTTTTGGTTAAAAGTTCTAGTTTTGCTTTGGTAGGAAGACCGTCATAAATGCTAACATGCTCTTCTCTAGCGATAGCATAATCTTCTCCAAGTGCTTGGTTTAATGCCTCATAATGATAATCTTTACTATCGATTAGGACGCCATCCAAATCAAAGATAACAAGTTTAGTCGTCATTATTTTTTGTCTCTCCAAAGAACATAGTGCCAATTGTTTTTAGTGATGGGAAGTTGTTGTCTCTTTTGAGCATTAAATCCAATAATACATTCTGGATTTATTTCTGCACCCATCTCACAGATTTCGACGAAGTTTTCATAAACGTCAAGATATTTATCCATCAATTCAGAAGACCCAAAAGCAAAGTGATCATTAATTCCATGATCCAAATGCGCCCATTCGTTAAGAACATTCACGGCATTCAAATCATAGTTTGAAATAGGACCAATAGGAGTATGGAAGTATTCGTCAGTTCTCAAACGGACAACACAATCATACTTGAAACCATTTTCTTCCTCATATTTTTTCTTAAGATTATTTGCTTCACTCAGACTATAAAACATTGAGATGATGTTATTGACTGGGTGAGGAAATCTAGGATCTGGATGGATGTCTTCTGCTTCAAATTCCTTTGGTTCTTCAAAGACAAGTCCTTTAGGATGCCATTTATCAACCATAAAATCTTTAAGATCTGCTTCCCAACGTCCACGATCTTTATATTGATCCCAAAAATAAGTTCCAACCCATGCCTCATCATACCAAATATGAGCAAACACATCAATCTCACAATCAGGATTTACATCCCAAAAAGTCTGACGATGGTTCTCATAGCATTCTTTCAGGTGCCTTGGTTGACCCGAATATAACATTGCAATTTTAGACATGATATTTACTATTATCTTTTGCTAGGTGTACAATTTTTGGTTCAAATGTGCATTGATTGGCAAATAATTCTGGGTATGCAAAACTCGGAGAAATAGTATTTACATCATCAGAGTTTTCTGCATAAAATTTATTCAGATGACTTTCATCATGCCATACAGCAATAATGCCTTTATTGTGATCTTCATCAATTCTACGATCCAATTCTTCAATTAAATCTAAAACTTCAGGAACTTTACCACCCCACACACATCCTTGATAATACACATCAGTATTATCATTTTCAGTTACAGAAGCATTAGAAAATTCACGAACTTCAAATGCTCCTGGTTCTTGATTATGTGGAGGCATCTCCAAATAATGACACGGATGATGAACACCAATATATTTTTTAGTATCATCAAAAAGATCTTCAACACTTACAGTATCAACAATCCGCATATCTGCGTCTAAGAAAAGCATCCAATCACATTCTTTAATATCTTCAAATGCATTTTTTATCATTTTAAATCTATAAAGAGTGATGTAAGGCCAATCCAAATGCTCTTGCTTATAAACAACAGCATTCTCTGGTGCCTCAGACACTTCACCATCAGTGAAAATTATATACTTTTTTTCTACATTTGGCAACAAATAAGTTTCACAACTTTCATACCAGGAAGGTAAAAAGTTTAGATATTTTTCTGTTCCAATAAAAATAATCGCTACTTTCATTAAATTACAATCCAATCGGGACAATAAAGATCTTTTGTATCTAGGTGTGAATTGCCAGGACCAAACCATTGAGATGGTGCAATAACCTTTTTACTTTTTGCTAACCAAGCACCCCACCAACTAAATGAACTATTTGCAATAATATGTTCTTCACAAAGAGACATTAAACAAAGATCAACATAATTACTATTATTTTCCGATACTAAAAATCTATCGTCGGCAAATAGTTCTTGTTTTTTACACCATTCTGGATCATCAGAAAATACAATTACAGTTCTATCATTATCAAATTGTTTTAATGCTTGCTCATAATAATTAAAGTCTAATGGATTATGATTTTGATTAGTAAGATAATCAGTTCTTCTAATATGAAGAGAGATTGGATTATCTACACTATCAATCATTTCCTTTGCGGGTTCATAAATCTCATCACGAAATTCAAAGTCTTCTCTTATTTCATCTTCAACATTTTTGAAGTATTTTTCAGATTGAAAAAATCCTTGAAGATTTACCCATTTGGGACAATTATCGAAAAGATCTTCATCGAAAGTGAATCCCTTTTCTACAATTGTTTGCCTATTACCATCAATATATTGAACATTCAATAAACTAATATTAGTCATTTTGAATGGATTAAACAATTGATGATCTTTCCATTCATCCAAATTATTTGATGGTGGAACACAATAATTATAATTATTTTTTCTGGCAATTCCTTTTAGAGCAGCATATTGGAACATTTGATTTCCAAGTCTACCTAATTGCCCAATAGCGTTAAATCCTATCATTGATAATTTTCCTTAAACCACTTATAAGTTTTTTCTAATCCTTCTTCAAGACCTACTTTTGGAGACCAACCAAGGGAAGAAATTCTACTAGAATCCATAAGTTTTCTAGGAGTTCCATTTGGTTTCGTTGTATCCCAACGTACTTCTCCAGTATATCCAATAATTTTAACAATAGTCTCAGTGAGATCTTTAATACTAATATCAGTACTACTACCAATATTAATAAACTGCTCATCATTATATTCAAGCATACAAGTGTAACATGCTTCAAAGAAATCGTCAATGTATAAGAATTCTCTTAATGGAGATCCATCACCCCAACACTCAATATAAGGATCATTATTAACTTTAGCATTATGAACTTTCAACATAATACTTGGAATAACATGACTTGATTCTGGTTTAAAATTATCCCTAGGTCCATATAAATTTGTAGGCATCAAAGAAATAGCATTAAATCCATATTGTTGTTGATATGCCTTACACATCCTAAGTCCAGCAATTTTAGCAATTGCATAAGCATCATTAGTTGGTTCTAAATGTCCAGCAAGAAGTTGATCTTCAGTAATAGGAATTTTAGGGAACTTAGGATAGATGCAAGATGATCCCAAGAATACTAACTTTTTAACACCATACCTATAAGCAGCATCAATAACATTAGTTTGGATTAACAAATTGTCTCGTATAAAATCTGCTGGATTATCTCTATTACATACAATTCCACCAACTTTAGCAGCAGCAAGAAAGACATATTCTGGAGTATATTTTTGAAAAAATTCTTCCACCTGAAGTTGATCTGTTAAGTCTACTTCTTTTTTACTTGCCGTAATAATATTAAAATGTCCTTTATTTTTTAAATTTTCTACTATTGCTGATCCTACTAATCCTCTATGACCAGAAACATAAATTTTAGAATTACTGTCCATATACACACATGTCCTCAACTAATTGATTAAAAGATATTTTAGGTTCCCAACCTAATTGTTTTTTTGCTTTCGATGGATCTCCTAATAAAGTTTCCACTTCTGCAGGTCGAAAATATTTAGAATTAACTCTAATGACTTGATTTCCAGAATATGTATCATATCCAACTTCATCAAGTCCTTCACCTTCCCAAGCAATTTTCATCCCAAAATAAGGTGCTGCTTCCTCTACAAATTCTTTTACAGAATACTGAACTCCAGTTGCAATCACATAATCTTCTGGTTGATCTTGTTGAAGCATTAACCACATTGCCTCAACAAAATCTTTAGCATGTCCCCAATCACGCTTAGCATTTAAATTTCCAAGTTCAATAAATTGTTGTTCGCCTGTGGAAATTCTTGAAAGTCCTCTAGTTATTTTACGAGTAACAAATGTCTCACCACGGCGAGGAGATTCATGATTAAAAAGAATACCTGTACAGGCATACATTTCATATGCCTCACGATAATTCTTAGTAATCCAATATGCATAGAGTTTTGCTACGCCATAAGGAGAACGGGGATAAAAAGGAGTAGTTTCACGTTGAGGAGTTTCTTGAACCAATCCGTAAAGTTCACTGGTAGATGCCTGATAGATGCGTACACGATCTTCCATGCCCAAGAGACGCACTGCTTCAAGAACACGAAGAGTTCCCACACCATCCACATCAGCAGTGTATTCAGGCATCTCAAAGGATACCTTGACGTGACTTTGAGCACCAAGATTATAAATTTCATCAGGTTGAACATTTTGAATAACACGAACTATATTAGTAGAATCTGTTAGATCACCATAATGGAGATGGAGTTGGTTATAAATGTGATCAATTCTATGAGTATTAATCAGAGAACTGCGACGAATAATACCATGAACTTCATATCCTTTTTCCAAAAGAAGTTCAGCTAGATAAGACCCATCTTGTCCAGTAATACCAGTTATTAAAGCTACTTTCATACACGAGTACTATTTTTATCCATTATACAAGATATTCAAATATTATACAACCTTTCCTTTCTTTTTACCGACATCATAGGAGTATTGACAGGTTTATATCCAATAGTTTTATTTGCTGGACACATTTTACAAACATCTTCAGATTGTCTATTAAAAAATTCTTCAACTTCTTTATCAGTAGCATCATAAGTTAAAGGTTTATATTTTAAATAAGGTTCCCATTTTTTAGACAGTTCATATTTTTCTGACATTAAAGGTAGATATGCAATTGGTGGACATTTCCAAATCATATCTTGATGTAGTTGAAAACATTTACCATTCATGAAGCAATTATTCCAACTTGCTTCAGCATCATTATCTTCAAATGGTTCAATACTATTACCATACCCTTTGTATATTAAAGACCAATGTTTATGATCAGCATTGCATCCCCAAGAAAATTTGTATTTTTTAGTCCAAGTTTCAAGTATTTTTAATTTTTTTCTTATTACTTTTTTATAAACGTCATCATCACTATGAAGAGATATCCACAAATTTATATCAAGTTCACTCAAAACTTTAGGCAACTCTGGATGTTTATCTAACAATATTCCGTTAGTAATCAATCCTATTTCACAGTCACCCCACATCTCCCTTGAAAGATATAAAAAATCTATGATGTCTTTACGCATCAAAGGTTCTCCACCAAGAATATTAAAGGTCTTTGGTTTTATTCTTTTGTTCCAATATGAGAAAGATTTTTTAGCATCCTCTAATGATACTTTTCCTGGAAGATCATGATTTGTAAAATCAGAACAACTATCACAAGTAAAATTGCACTTATGTATCACATGAAAATCTAAAACAGGGATAATTATCATGACATCAATTAACAGACATTATAGTTATAAAAAAAGAGTGGAGGTATACCCCCACTCTTCAGTAACTCAGGCTCGCCACCAATTCTTTAACTGGAAATTGGAAACCAGGCGGAGAAAGAATTCCCCATCCGCACCACTTGCTCTTTAATGGAAAAGCAAGAAACCAAAATGAGGGTCATTTGACTCCACCACCTAATTTACAAACAAATTAGGAAAGGTAAGTTGAACTAATTTCGGTATTTCAATCGCGGCATAAAATGCACACAATACTAAAATATCCCAAAACTTATACTTGATTGCAAAAGGTACGACAAAAATATTACCAATACATTTTACAACTAATCCAACCTTGGGGTCTCCCCATAACAGAACAAAATATCCTGATAAGAGAAGAATGTTGCCAATGTATCTTAGTACATCAGACTTTTTCATAAGGGGTTGCTCCCGACCAGTGCGCTTTTATAGTCATCCCGAGACTATCATACATTAACTTTTACCTCTTCAAGATCATTATAAATGTATTCCATAAGCATCTCATAATCATCCAAAGGATCACCAGAGAATACTACACCTTCTTGTTCATAATAACGTCGCACCTTTTTATAAAGTTTCGGATTCTTTACATCAAGGTAAAATTCACCATCGGCAGCGCCACGAAGAGTTTGAATGTCTTTCTTGAATTTAGAAGTAATAGTCATTGTTTTGAATGTTGACTTTGTTATTATAGAGAGTATTTGATTTATTGTCAATGGGGACAGTTGAAAATCTGCCCATGCTCCTTGCGTGGATCGAACACGCCTCAGGCGAATTATGAGTTCGCTGCATTCACCAGATTGCTAAAGGAGCTTAAAATTCTCTGGTATGAACAAAGTATTTAATAAAAATTTTAATCAACAAGCATCATTATGCTCTGTATGTATGCGAACAATTTCTTCATCAGCAGGTATCATAACTGCAGATTTTCCTTGATTATTTTTTATAATGAATGTTTCACCATTTTCAACTCTTTCAAGATAATTATCAAAATTATCTTCAAATTCTTGTATGGAAACTTTGTTAATCATTTTAATTTAGGTCCGTACATCCAAGTAACTAAAGAAGTTCTTTTTCCTTTTGTGACGCGAGAAACTTTATGTGGTATTCGTGAATCAAATATTATCATAGTTCCCCTTTCTTTGGGCGCTTTAACACTTCTACCATGATAATCTATAAAGTATAAGTCACCACCTTCGTACTCTGAAGGGTCAGTAACTAAAAGACTTGCACTCAATTTCCTAGTAAAAAATGGGTTTGTTGATGTTCCATAATCACTGTGCCAATTATAATGCCCTTCTGTATTATATGTAGTGATTTGTATACTCTCTAATCTATTGAGATCATATTCCCAAATTTTCTTATTACTCAATCCAATATAATGAGAGAAAATACTACATGCCCAATGATCTTCATACCACCAATTAATTTTTGAATTTCTTATTTTCTCATCCATTCTACCACGAATATCACCACCAACTTCAGCATTTTTAAAAGTATCCATATTTAATTTTTCAACTTCTTCAAGCATCAAATCTATGAGTTTATCTGGAACCACCTGAATATGGAAATCTACTGCTTCTGCTACTTTATGGGCAAACATAGTAATAAAATAATTTATACTAATCGGGGTGACAGGATTTGAACCTGCGGCGTCTCGCTCCCAAAGCGAGTGCTCTACCAAACTGAGCTACACCCCGTTATTCATTTAATCATACACCAATTTCAATTTCGTGTCAACTATTTAGAATAGGTTCTAATTCGGGAAATAACTCTAAAGTGTTTTCATTTCTTATTTTATCTAAAGCATTTATATATTTTTTAAATTTTGGTATTAAATGAGTATTATCATCATCCAATCTTAAAATATTTTTCATCACCTCAAATTGTTCTATGGATGTTTTTGAATTATTTGGGATTAAAAAGTCATTAATATGTTCATCTATTTTTTCAATTAATTTCATTTTCATTTCATTAGGAAAAATATCAATCGAAAGATATTTAGGTCCTGTTAAAAAATATATATTAAAATTATCTACGGTAGATATTAAATTATCTTCATATAATTTTTTATGAAAATCAAACACATGAAAGGAATTTATTGCTTGATATACACAATCTATTGTGTATGAATTCCCATAATATTCCTTAAGATAATTTATATTTTTAACCGTATTATCCCAATTTAAACCCTTTCGTATCATTTCACCCCACTTACCATATCCATCCAAACTTATAGTTAATTCAATATCATTAAATTTTTTCCAAAGATCTATTATATTTTTATTCTTATAATTTATAATACTAAAATTGGTATTATACTTTATTTTAACATCATATTTTTCCAATTCTATCAATTTATCAATAATTTTATAATGTTCATCCATGATCAGTGGTTCTCCACCGACAAAATATATTTCTTCAACAATATCAAATAAAGGTTCTATATCTGCCCAAACATCTATTTTTTGTACTGGATTAGTTTCAGTATCTTTTAAAACTTTTTTTATCTCAGATCCCCAAGAACTACTAAATTCTGGGCAACACATTCTACACTTAAAATTACAAACATTACTGAATCTAAAATCCCAATAAACAAAATTAAACTTATTTACTGATCCATCATTTTGAGTACTTTTAACGACATCAAAGTGGTGTTTATATTTTTTATTAACTTTTTTTCTTAAACTATCATTACCATTTTGTTCATTGAAATTACAATCTTTACATATATCCAAGTCTTTACCTTTCAATAAATCAATTCTAAATTTTCTAACAGAATAACTATTCCATATTTCACGCAATGAACTTGTTTTTATATTGCCGAAGTTATATTCATAATTAGAAACACAGCATGGATGAACATGCCCATCTTGTCTAACATGCAATCCTACCCACGGCATTATACAAAAATGTTCATTCATAAAAATTACTTGTTACCTTTTCTATGTATGTAATCTATACCAATTATAGGTACAACAATTATCCCAAATCCACAAAGTCCCAACCAAACTGGACTTGCTGCTAAAAATTCTATCAAGTGAAAAACCATTATCTTGTATGATGTCCTCCAAACATATAACGCATTCCGTTTAAGATCTTTGCTCCGAAAGATCCGAGATTGCGTGAGTTAAATCTCTCAAAAAGGGCAGTAGTAATAACAGGTGCGGGAACCCCCAGATCCACAGCGGCAGAAACAGTCCAACGACCCTCACCGCTGTCGGATACACCTCCAGAGAACTGTTTAAGGCTATTATCCCTGCGTAACACATCAGCAGTAAGATCAAGTAACCAAGACCCAACCACGCTACCACGACGCCATAACTCAGCAACCTCAGCAACGTCAATATCATAGCAATATGATTCTGGATCCGCCATAGGGGCAACTTCCGCATCTCCTTCTCTGACATACTGAGAACCTGCATTTGCATTTTTAATGATGTTAAATCCTTCGGCATATGCTTGCATAATACCATACTCAATTCCATTGTGAACCATCTTCACAAAGTGTCCAGCACCTGGACCACCACAATGCAACCATCCATATTCAGCAGAAGTCACATCAGATGTTGGATCCGTTCTATGGCAGGAGTGAATATCTGGGGAGAGGGCGGAGAATATCTTTGCACAAGTGGCGACTGCAGTATCTCCACCTCCAACCATAAGACAGTATCCACGATCCAAACCGTAAACACCACCACTAGTGCCGCAATCAATATACTGGATGCCCTGCTTTGCAAGTCGTTCTGC